CCTCGCATTTTTATCCCCGAACTTTGAAACATTTAGAAAGGGTCCCCGTGAATTTCAAATCAGCCGTAGAGAGTTTCCTTGCGGACGCTACCTGGTTGGACGCATCGCACGCCCCAAGCGTTGTTGCGTTGGTTGCCGTTGCCGACGAATTGGATCGTGAGGTTACGGCAGCACTTATCGCCCAATTTGGGGTGTTGCACCGTTCGTTGTTGAAAGAGAAACCGTCGAGGGTTGTTGATATTGACCCGTTGGCTGAGTTGTTGCGTCGCTAGTGTTTACGCCTACTCGTCATACCCCACCGTTGTCCGAGGATTTCACGGCGGACATAGATTGGTTGTTGCCGGCACTCGAATACTCGTGGTCCGTCGCTAACAACGGTGATTTCAAGTTTGACGATTGGCAAATCGAGTTGTTGCGTCGCATCACGGAAACGCTGCCGTCGGGCGAGTTACGTTGGAGACAATATTTGGTATCCGTCTCACGCCAAGTAGGAAAAACAGAATTAGTGTCAGCACTCGGAATTTGGTCCCTCTTGCGTAAGGACAACCAATTTTCCGTTAGCCTCGCGTCTACCGCCGAACAATCGCGCCTCGTCTATGAACGTGTGCAACGTGTTATTGCGTCGAACCCGGCACTAAACGCCGAAATGACCAAACTAACGGACACCCGTGGTATTCGCGCCAACAACGGATCTAGGTACGAGGTAAAAGCGTCAAAAGCAAACACTCTCCAGGGTATTCCGATTTCGGTTGCAATTGTAGACGAGGTACACCTGGTGGACGAAACGGTTTGGGACGCCGTAGTTTCGGGTCAGGGTTCGCGCCCCGATACCCTCGTACTTGGAATCACCACGGCAGGTAACGAAAATTCGTCGCTGCTAACCCGTTTGTATCAGAACGCGGAAAAGGCTATTGCCGGGGAACTTGACAGGTTTGGGGCGACTATTTGGGAGGCGTCAGAGGCGACCGTACCCGATGACGACGACGAACTAATCAGGTTGCTCACCGAGGCGAACCCGGCACTACAATCGGGGCGTATTGACCCACGGCTAGTGTTGCAGGACGTTCGCACGTTGCCCGACGAGGATATTATCCGTTACCGTCTAAACCGTTTTGTACGATCCAACGATAAAGCGTTTATTCCGTTCGAGTTGTGGCAGGAAAACGAACGCAAGTTGGACGATACGTTGCCCGACGGACAAATGGTATTTGCGGTGGACCGCACCCCTGGTTGGGAACACGCAACCGTAGCCGTAGCCGTGAAACGCGACGACGTGGTTTACACGGAACTCGTTTTGTCTATGGTAAAACCGACGTTGGAGAAATTGGTAAACGTGTGTCTGCAATTGCAGCAACACTCGCCGAGGGCGATTATGTTGGACGGTTACGTTTTGCGCGATCTACATAATGAGTTGGAATTGCGCGGTGTTGTGTCTGACGTGGTTACGGGTGGGCAAATGGTTTCGGCGGCGTCTATTTTCCACTCACGTCTCAAAAATAAGATGCTCAAGCACGCACCGGACCCACTACTCTCGATGCAAATTCCTCGAACCGTCCGTAAGGTATTAGCCGAGGGTTACAAAGTGTCCCGTAAAGATTCCTCGGTAGAAATTGACGCCGTAATTAGTACCGTTCTCGCCGTGTACGGCGCGGATACTTTACCAGAGGCAGGTTTGCAGGTATTCTAATCCTCTATGGAAAACGAAAACGTAAACGGCTACCCGATCCCACCTATTGACCCAATGGATTATCTCCAATGCGATAGTTGCCAATAATTTAGTTTATTTGGCTACACGCCTCTATTTGTGCGGAAAATAAAAAACGTACAATTTAGACACACCGTTACCAAAACGTAATAAAACGTGGTAGCGGTTTGATACCGTTTGTGGTAATGGCTAGTCTACTTGATTTGCTAAACCCGATGCGTACAACGAACGGGTTGCGGTCCGTCGCGTCCGATTTCGAGTTGGAGGCACGTTCGTCGGCAATTGTTCCGCCGCCACGTTCCGCAACGTCCGGGGTGAACGTAAACGATGCCCTATCGTTGGCGTCCGTCTACCGTTCGATTTCCATTCTCTCCACCGCGATAAAGCAGGTTGGCGTACACACCTACCGCGACGATATCAAACTAGAATCGTCGCCGTTGTGGATCAAGCAACCCGACGACAAAGTTACTCGCGCCGAGTTTATGGCACGCACCGTAAACTCTATGGCACTCACGGGAAACGCCTATTGGCTGGTTTCTCGTAACGGGCGAGGCGAAACCGTAAAACTAGAGGTGTTGAACCCACTCGACGTAATTATCCGGGCAACGCCCGACGGTAGCACCCTGGCAGGTTACACCTACCGAGGCACTATCGACTACTCAATTGCGGATATTCAACACCTCAAAATGTTATCGGTGCCAGGCAATTTGTACGGTTTGGGTCCGATCCAATCGTGCCAAGCGGAATTGCTCAACGCCAAGGACACACGCGATTATGCGTCTACTTGGTTTGCCGATGCTGGTGTTCCGTCTGGTGTTCTCAAGTCTGACCAAATGTTGTCCCCCGATGCCGCTAAAGCGGCTAAAGACGCGTGGAACGCAACCGCCGGTGCTAAACACGGTGTCGCCGTTCTCGGTAACGGGTTGTCTTATCAGCCTATGTACCTCAACCCGAACGATGCCCAATTCTTGGGCGTGCAGAATTTCAACGCGGTACAAATTGCGCGTATGTTCGGGATTCCGTCGGGAATGTTGCTGGTGGAGAGTGGATCGTCTATGACCTACTCGAACGTGGAACAGGAGGATATCGCGTTTACGCGTTACACCCTCTCGCAATACTACGTCGAGATTGAACAGGCTATGTCGTCACTTTTGCCCCGTGGCACCGATGCCCGTATGAACATTGACGCCCTTTTGCGCTCAGACACTCTGACCCGTTACCAGGCACACCAAATCGCTATCGCGGCAGGTTTCAAGACGATTGACGAAATCCGACACGACGAAAAACTCGCACCCCTTGGAGGACAAATTGCAGGAATTTGAAACACGCGAAATTGACTTGGAATTGCGTTACGATCCGTCTACGCGTGAACTCTCAGGTATTGCCGTACCGTACAACCAGGTTTCCCCGTCGTACAACGAACGGTTTATGCCCGGTTCCGTAAACCTGGACCCCGACGCGTTGCTAATGTGGCAGCACGACCGCCACCAACCGTTGGGCAAGATTACCAAGGGTTACGAACGTGCCGACGGTTTCCACTTTGATTCTTTTATCTCGGATACCCAATTGGGGCGCGATGCGGCAACTCTCGCCGCCGACGGTGTTCTAAAACTCTCGGTTGGATTTATCTTGCAGGATTCGACCCGTGGCGCGGACGGCGTTACCGAGGTTCGTTCCGCAACGGTTAAAGAGATCTCGTTGGTAAGTTTCCCGGCGTATGTCGGGGCAAGTGTCACGTCTGTTCGTGACGAACCGGAACAGGAAATGCCTGTTACGGCTGATGAAATGGAGGAAACCGTGGAGGCAGAAATCCGCGACGTTCCCGAACTCGCCGAGGTTCGTGAGCGAATTGAAATGGTGGAACGAGAAATCGCAACACTTGGTAAGGTGGAGGCGCCAGCCGCCCCCGAATACCGTTCGGCAGGTGAGTTCCTCAAGGCACTCGCAAGCAACGATGAAACCGCGGTGCGCGCCTACACCGGTGCGACTACAACGGAAAGTGTCGTTACCCCGGTTGATTTCAACCTGATTCGCCTCGTCGAGGCAGCCAACCCCCTCGGTTCGGTTTTCGGACGTGGCGTTACCCCTGCTGAGGGTATGACGATCACCTACGCAAAGGTTGATTCGGTCACCGACGGTACGGGCGTACAGTCCGCCGAGGGTGACGACCTTGGGTACTACGAACTCAACATCGGAACCGATTCGGAACCGATCGTTACTGTTGGTAACTACGCCGAACTCTCGCGCCAGGCTATCGACCGTTCGACGGTCCCCTACCTGGATTCGGTTTTGCGTGGACAGGCTATCGCACTCGGTAAGTCGCTTGCGGCAGCGTTGCGTACCAAGTACCAGGCGGTTGTTGCCGCTCAGGTCACGGCAGGTAACAAGGTCACTCTCGCCTCGACCGACTACGCTGGTTGGGTTGCTGGACTTGCTGATGCAGCCGCGACGTACTTTACCCCCAACGGTGTCACCATTGACGCTCTCGTTGTGGACAAGGGAACTTTTAAGGACCTTCTCGCCCTTGACGGTACCCCGGTTATCTCGTTCACGGGTGAGGCTAACGGTACGGTTGGTTCGGCTAACGTCGCTGGACTTGCTGGTTCGATTGCTGGTATCCCGATCGTCGTCGATGCTGGACTTGACGCCGTGAACAAGGACGAATGTGCGTTTGTTTCGTCGCTTGCGTTGCGTCAGTACACGTCGGGCGCGTTGCGTCTGTCACAGGAGAACGCGGTAAACCTCTCTGAGGCTTTCTCGCTTTCGACCTACACGGCGACCGCCGACGAAATGCCGGCGTTTATCGTACCAATCGATCAGACCGCGTAATAACCTCAAGGAGATTCGGGCGTGGCTCTTACCTGGCAAGACTTGAAAGCGTATGTGAACGCGTCCAGCACCGACGACGATTTCGTCCAAGAGTGCTGGTCCGAGGCGCACGCGCTTATCACCAAGTTTGTTGGTACCGCAACGGTACCCGATGCCATACACGACCGCGCCCGAATCGAGGTTGGACAAGAATTGTTTAGCCGACGTGCAGCACCTAACGGTATTGCACAATTTGCGACAATGGACGGAACGCAAGGGGTAAGGGTAGCACGCGACCCAATGGTTGGTGCTTACCCTCTCTTGCAGCCGTACACGGGGCAGGGAATCGCGTAATGATTGCCGAGGCACGTGCGGATCTATTGGCACTCTTGGAGGGTGCCGGTATTCGTGCGTTTGCTGAGGTTCCAGAACGCCCCCAACCCCCGTTGGCGATTTTCGTTCCGTCGCCCGAATGGATTACCTCTGGCGAAACGTACGGTGAATTTGTTATCTCTTTTGATATCGAAATTATCGCGTCCGCTGGAACCAACCGGGTTATTTCACGCGAGATTGACGATGCCGTTGAATTGGCGTTGTCTACTATCAACGGTGCGGACGGTTTCTACTGTTCGTCTGTTGGTTCCCCGTCTGGTGTTGAAATCAACGGCGCAATTTATCTTGGCGCAACAATTAGTGTCAAACAAAACTTTCGACTGTAAAGGAAAAAAATTATGGTAACTCGTGTAAAGGCTAATTCGCTTACGATCACGATTGACGGTGTGGACCACACCGCCGACCTCTCAAGTATCAACCTGTTTTCTGAGGAAGCCTCTAGCGACGTTACGACGTTTGCCGATGCCGCACTCGGTGGCGCGTCGGATTGGGCTATCGAAATGTCGGGTGTCACCTCGACGGACGCTGGTTCGTTCTGGTTGGCTTGTTGGAACAACCCTGGCGACGAGGTTACTTTCGACCTCGAAACGTCGTCGTCCACCGCTGGTTCGTTCACGGGTACGTTGCGTATCCCGGCAAAGGGACGCCTCGGATTCTCTGGAGAGGCAAGTGCCGACGGCACCCTCTCTTGGTCCGGTGTTCGTTTCGAGGTAGTCGGCGAACCCACCTGGACCCCTGCCGCCTAATAGATCGTGGCTGATAACCTCGGTGTACGTATTGCCCATAACAAATTGGGTAATGCGTACATCGCTGGTTTGTACGGTCCCAAGGGCGTTTCTCGTAAGTTACAGGCTATGGGTTTGGAACGTAACGAGTGGCAGAAATGGGTAAAACAGGCGGCTAAGATTGTTGCCCGTCGTGCGCAACTTTTAGCACCGAGAGAATCGGGTAATCTTGCCCTGAGTATTGGGGCGTTTGCTGGTAAGCGTGTGACGTCTAATAACCAACCGGCACGTTATTTGTTTGGTGGTGTGGTTATTGCCCAACCGTCGGTAAAGACGGTGAACTCGGTGGGGCGTCGAGTTATTGCACGCGACACGTTTACCTCGTTCGAGGGCAAACAAATTACGGAAAAGATTTCTTACGCTAAAGCGATTTCGTTTGGACGGTACTACCCACAATCGGGTAAGCGGACACCGGGCAACCCGTATTTGCGTAGGGCTAGGAACCAGACACGTTACGACGTGGTAAAAATGTGGAACCGTGAAATCAAACAATGGATCGAATCTAACGGGTTTGAAACAACAGGTTTAGGGGGATAGCAAATGGCTAAAGGGAATATGGTGCTCACCCTTGTCGCTCAGACAAGAGGGTTCAGTAAGAATATTCGTAACGCTGGTAAGGATATTCTCTCGTTTGGTTCTATTGCCAAATCGGGTTTCGGTTTGGCTATTGCTGCTATTGGCGGTTTGGCTACGGCGTTGTTTACGTTTATTCCTAACTTGGTTGCTATGGCTGAGGAATCGCGCAAATCAGAGTTGCGTTTGGGGAACATCGCTAAACAAATGGGGTTGTTTGGTGACAACACGGACACGGTTACTAAACGTATGTCTAAGTATGCGGAATCGTTGTCGTTTGCTACGGGTGTAGACGACGAACTAATCAAATCGTCCGAATCTATTTTGCTCACGTTCAAAGAGATCGCTAAGTCGGCGGACGTTGCTGGTGGTGCGTTTGACCGCGCTACAAAGGCAACAATTGACCTGGCAGCGGCTGGTTTCGGTAACGCCGAGGATAACGCGAAACAACTTGGTAAGGCGTTGAATGACCCGGTAAAGGGTTTGACGTCGCTAACCAAATCGGGTGTTACGTTCACTAAAAAGGAACGGGAGAAAATCAAGGCACTTACCGAATCGGGTAAGTTGCTGGAGGCGCAAGACGTTATCCTTTCGGCTATTGAAATGCAGGTTGGCGGTACGGCTGAGGCTACGGCGTCCTCTATGGATCGTATGCAACAGAGGTTCGAGGCGGTTGGTGAGGAACTCGGTACCGCGTTGCTACCGGCGGTGGACGACCTCGCGGCGCAAATGATCGAATGGTTGGATTCCGTAGAGGGCAAAAAGGCTATCGAGGACCTCACCGGACAATTGGAGGATTTTGGTGCGTGGATTACATCGCCTGGCGGTAACGAGGCGGTAAAGGATTTGGCGGAATCGTTGGCGACGTTGGCGGCTGCTGCTATTGCTACGGGTCAGGGTATGCAATCTATTTACGAGGCGGTAAAGGCGTTTACGGGGATTCCTCGTTGGTTGCTGGAAATGCTTATGGGCGAGGTTAGTTTTACGACGCTCAGGAACAACGTAAACCGTATCCAGGACGGTCCCACGACAACCACGGGTAACACTAGCGCACCTGGTGGACCGCGCCCCCGTTCAATTACGGTAAACGTCGCTGGTATCACCCCGTCGGCAACCGTTGGGCGAACCGTAATAAACGCAATCAAAAACGCCGAACGGATTGGTATTCGATGATTTACTCAACGGTACCGTCCGACTATCTAACGATCCGTGTGCAGGACAAATCCACGTTGGCGTGGACGGACATTATTAGTGCAGGAAACGAGTTACAAATCGAACGCGGCGGTTCCGTCGGTATCCTCGGTTTGTCGTCCGTAGATACAGGAACTCTACAATTCACCCTCTACAATGCACTCGACCCGGCGGTTACGGCAACCCTCTCCCCTAAAATGCTTATCCAGGCATACTCGCCACTCGCCGCAACCCCCGACGACGGTTCGGTTTTCCTTGGTAAAATTGTGGATATCAACTCGACGTATGTGTTGAACACGCAAACTAACCAGGTGGATACCTATGTTTACATTCTTGCTACCGATGCCGTTTACGATCACTCGAACGTAACCATTGACGGTGTGGCAACAACGGCAGGGTACGAACGGTGGGAGGAACGTATTGCCACTCTCGAACCGTACGCACTCACCACAATAAACGTCCCGGCTATCAACCAAAACACTATTATTGACAATTTCTAGGGAGAGAAATGACAACACTAAATTTCGTTGGAGGCGCATCGCCCGACGTTTCGACCTCGTGGACAGGGTACGGCAAGGTTTATTCGTCGTCCGCCGCCGCTGGTGTCGCCCTACCCACTAACGCACGCACCGCCGCTAACGGCGAAAAAATTGTGTATGTTGCAACCGCCCAATGTTATTACGCCGGGCGTGGAGGTTCGCGCCAATTACGGTTGGGTATTGGGTCCTACTATTCGGCGTGGAAAACGATTGCGTCCGACACGTCCGCCAACGCCTCAGGGCAACTTACAATCAACGGGCTATTCCGTAACGGTGGAAACCAAATTGTCACGATTGACGAGAACGGTACTAGCGGTTTCTATTTCGGGCGCGAATCGGATTCCTCAGGATCCACGGACGGTTACACCAATTGGGGTTCCCTCTCAGGTTCGCTGGTTTATTATGAGGTTCCGTCTGCCCCTACTATGTCCTCGGTGGTACAGTCTGGTACGGACAACGCCGTTACGGTGACGTGGACGGCACCCTCGTCGAACGGTGGGTATGCAACATCGCCCAAGTACGTTCTCCAATGGGCGTACAATTCGTCGTTTACAGGTGCCACCACTATCTCTACGGGTTCCTCGTCGCTGACGTACACGATTCCGAACTTGACGTATGGATCTACTATCTACGTCAAGGTATCGGCAACTAACGACGCTGCTATCGCGGCAGGTACGACGTCGGTTTATTCGTCGAGTGCGTCCGCCTACCTTGTCGCACCGAACCTCTCACTAAACGGTTGGGCGTCGTTTGGGACGGTCACTAACAACACGTTCACTATTCAACGCACCGTTATCCCGGCACTCACCCCGACGACGGGTATTTTGCGTACGGCTACGGCTAGTGCTACGGGTGGTTCGTACACTACGGGTGGGGTTGGCATCGCCAAAACCTACACCGACCTAGTTATCGGACGCCAATACATCGTGAGTGGTAAAGCACTTTTGACGACGGCTGCTATGCAGGGCAATATTTACCGTTTCGCCGTAGTCGGTATTGGTAACGGTTCCAGCGTTACTCTGACTTCTACCACGACAGGTTCGACAATCCCCTCGTACACGTTCACCGCTACCAGCACAACCCACACGGTCCGTATCGAGTTGGCGGAATCGTTCACCGTTGCCGCTACGGGGCTGGTTGAATCGGTTGCGTTTTACAATTTTGCGCTTACCCGTGTCGCAACCGACCTCGCCTACCGTGTCCAAGACAACCTCGTTACAGGGACCCTGGTGGATCACTTTGACTTGGCGACACAATCGGTGGGTGCTCATTGGTGGGTGGACAAAACGAATGTTACCCAATTTGCTCAGGATTTCGATTATGTTGTCCCGTCGGCAACATTCTCGGACGTCGTAGCCGAGGGTAACGTCTATTACACGGATATCGAAACGGCATACGACACGCAAGATATCGTAAACGACATTACGCTCACCAATGCTGGTTCCAGGGCGTCCTCTTATGGGTCCGACAAGTACGAGGAATACACCGTTACGTGGGTAGACACCGACCCCACCTCTATTTCCGATTGGGGTGGGCGCAAGTACGAACTCGAAACCAATTTGTGGACAAACACCGTCGGACAAAACCTAATATTCAATCCGTCGTTGGCGTATTTCTCTAACTACAACGGATCGGGTACAGGTTCGACCACGTTTACACGCCAACTATTGTCCGATATGGCAACAGGCGCAACGGGTTATCTCTCAACGGGAACAACACAACCCGTAAACTATGCCGGTGGATATGTTATGCGCGCCGTTGTTGGTGGCGCAAATGACCCAACCGTTATTTTTGTCCAGGGTGGCGATAGCGCAATTTCTGGCGTAACTAACTATGCAAGTGTTCCCGTAACCCCGTCCACCCAATACACGGCGTCCTCGTATTTGCGTGCAGGTGTTGGGCATACGGCATCGCTTACAGGGCGTGTAGATATTCGTTGGTACACCGAGGCAGGTGTAACTATTTCCACCTCGTCGGGTACCGCTGGTACTATTACCTCTACGGGTTGGACCCGTCGCACCGTAACGGCAACCGCCCCGGCTAACGCCCGTTTCGCCGTAATGTTCACCACGTTTGTTTACGCTGGTGCGAACAACTCAGGGTTCCGTTACTACTCGACGGCAGCACAACTCGAACAGGCGTCCAGCGCGTCTACCTGGTTTAGCGGTGACACCGCCGACAATGCAACCTATTTGTACGAGTGGGAGGGAACACCGGGCGAATCACGATCTATCCGTTACTCGAATATGTTGGACACCCGAACAGGTGAACTACTCGACAATTTCGCAACCCCAATTGTGCGTGTAAAGGGATTGACCTGGAACACCGCCCAAAACCCCACGTTGTCATACACACTCGATATTGGTTCCCTAATCGTTGTCACGTTCAAGGGAACAACCGCAACATACCGAATCGTTGGTATGGCGCACGACATTACCCCCGACCGGTGGCTAATGAACCTCAGAATAGAAAAGGTACAGTAATGACAGAACAGGTACGCGCCTACATTTACCGTATTCTCGTCGCGGCAGGAACCGTCGTATTTGCATACGGTTTACTCTCGTCCGAGGAAATTGCGGTGTGGTTGGGATTGGCAACCGCCATTCTTAACATTCTCCCGTCCGCCAACACGTCCACCAAGGAAAAGTAATGGAACCGGGCGTCGTCATAACACTCGAAAAAATCTACGAGAAATTGGTGGAATTAGAGTTGCGTCTTGGCGACCACCCGAAACAACTCGACGATCACGAAACCCGTATTCGCAATTTGGAAATGAAAGTGTGGGGGTTCGCTGGTTTAGGCTCAGTAGCAGCGGTAATCGTATCTCTAATATTAGGAACACTCAATGGCTAATTACATATTTCCTATCAACGGAAAACACAAAATCACGGACGATTATTCGGACCATAAGCGTCGCGGTTCGGTTGCGCCTGGAACCGATTTCGCGGTCAAAATTGGTACACCCGTCTACGCATCGCGTGGAGGCAAAGTAAAAATCGCGGTGTACGGCAAGGGCAGCGGCGGAACTATGGTGGAAATCTCCCACGCCAAGGGAACCGTCCGAACAGGTTACAAACACCTATCCAAACTCGCCGTGAAACCTGGACAAAAAATCACTCAGGGTGCGCTTATTGGTTACTCAGGTAACACGGGTGCCTCGACGGGTCCGCACCTACACTTTGATATGCGCGTTATGCGTCGCTATGTGGATCCGATGAAATACCTCGCCTAGTCACTCTCCCACTAGGCAGGAACCCCCGTTGCGATTACGCCGGGGGTTCCACTTTTTCCGTTACCAATTCGTTACAAAATAAATGTTGCCAAAAGTTGCGAAAGTGTGGGTAAGGGGTGATAATGGATACATAAGGGCAATCGCCCACCTAGCACAAGGAGAACCAATGGACCGCAACGCGTTTATCGCCGCAATCATCGCCGCTTACGAAAACGAAACCGTCAGCGAATACCCCGACTTTGGCGCAATCAACTACGCCAACACCTACGGTGGGGGCAACTAATGGAATATTTTTGGGACGTCGTAATCGGCACATTCTACATCGTCGCCGGGCTAACGATCATCGTACTCGCGGCAGCCGCAATCCAAGACGTATTGCAACGCTACTATGACCGTGGAGAGTAACCCGTGGCGTGAACGCCACCCGTCCGCCGAACAGGTAATGGCTGAGGTTTACCCACCAACGGAAATCGTCCAGGCAGAACTCGACCTAATGCGCGAGGAAATGCAAATGTCCGACTATTGGCAAGCCAAATACTATTTGCACACACCCGGCACACCACTCACCGATTGGGACCGAGTAACACGTCGTAGGTATGTGCAAGACTTTACACGTAAACAAATGGAGATCGGGGAGAGGATTATCCGTGGTATCAAAGATAGCGAAATCGGGAACGCGTGAATGGTTCGACGCTAGACGTCGAGGCGTATCGGCAACGTCCGTAGCACGTGCGGCAGCATCGCCCAAAGCGTTTGACGCCGAGGTTGAACAACTCACTAACCCCGTCGAAATCAACGACAACGATTTTATGCGGTTCGGACGTGATTGGGAGGAATGGATTATTTCCAACATTCCCACCGAGTACGGAATCGTACACAACGATTGGTTGGTTGCCAAAGACGACAAACAAAACGCGTGGCAACTCGCAACACCCGACGGCAACACCGACGATTGGGCAACAATCGCCGAGGTAAAAACGACGGGAAAAGATTGGGACGGAAAAGCAATACCGATCCAATACCGCCGCCAAGTTCAATGGCAAATGCACGTCACCGGGGCTACCCGTTGCGTGTTCGCCTGGTTGCTCAGGGTGGACGGTCCTAACGGGTTCCAACCTGGTTGGTTTGAACCAAAACACGTTGTTATTGAACGTGACGAACAAATGATTTCGCAACTAATCGAGGTTGCGGAACGGTTGCAAATGGCAACAATTTATCAAGAAAAATGGGAGAGAGAAAATGGCTAGGTTCGACCTATCACAATATGAAACGGTTGCCGACCGCATCGCGCGGTGGTACAAAACGTATCCAGAGGGCGCAATCCGCACCGCCCTCGTCACCACCAACGAGGACCGAGAACGCAAACAATGGATCGTCCAAGCGTTCGTGTACCGTCACCGCGACGACGAATACGCAACCGCAACAGGACTAGCGTTCGAGATAGACGGAACAATGGGTGCCAACCAAACCAGCGCACTCGAAAACGCCGAAACGTCCGCAATCGGACGCGCACTCGCAAACGCCAATATGAACGGCGACAAAACCAAACGCGCATCGCGTGAGGAAATGGCAAAAGCAAACAGGGGCAACGTCACCGCAATCTCAGACGCCCTCATAAACATTGACCCGGCAACCGCCAAAACACTTGACGAACTCGGTGCTATGTGGCAACAAGCAATCGAATACGGACGGTCCGAGGAACTACAACCCAAATTCACCGCACGCAAAAACGAGTTATCCGAATGATCCACGGAATTTGGATTAGCGGAAAACCCGTACCCAAGGGACGTCCACGGTTCGCCCGAAACGGCGGCGTCTACACACCCAAAACAACCAGCGACTACGAAAAGCGCATCGCCCAAGAATGGCGCAACAAATACGGCGATAAGCGCGTCGAGGAAAAAAACTTGGTGATCCACGTAGACGTTTACCTCAAACGGTATTCCACAACGGACGTAGACAACCTACTCAAAATTGCTATGGACGGGTTACAGGGCGTCGCGTTTGAAAACGACGCGTGTATCAAATGCGCCAAGGTTGTCAAAGTGCAGGTAGACGGACCAGGAACCGACGAGGGTATGCGTATTGCCCTATTCGAGTTTTCTGATATGCTTACAAACGGCTAGCACCCCTGTAACAATCAAACAAATCTTTCGTGCGATATGTTTGAACTTGAACCCCCGGCGAGTGCTAGCGTCGGGGGTTCGCTATTTACCAGGAGAACAATGAAAATCGGATCCCTATTCTCGGGCTACGGTGGACTAGAACTAGGCATCATCGCCGAACTTGGTGGCGAGGTTGTGTGGCATTGTGAGTTTGATGCAGCACCGTCCAAAATTCTAGATACACGGTTCCCCGGAATCCCCAACTACGGGGACGTAACAAAAGTAGATTGGTCCACCGTCGAACCAATAGACATTCTCTGTGGCGGATTTCCTTGCCAAGACGTATCGTTGGCTGGAAAACGTGCAGGACTAAAAGACGGAACGCGTAGCGGATTATGGTCCGAATTTGCTAACGCAATCGAAATTTTGCGACCAAGATTGGTAGTTATTGAAAATGTCAGAGGATTACTATCCGCCGATGCAACCGTTAGCGACGTGGAACCCTGCCCGTGGTGTATGGGAGAGAACGGTGACCAACATAATTTGCGGTCACTCGGTGCCGTACTCGGAACCCTTACAAACCTCGGGTACGATGCGGAATGGATCACTATTCCCGCGTCCGATGCAGGTGCCGCCCACCGACGCGAACGCGTCTTTATTATTGCGCACCCCAATAGCGAGTGAGGCAGACGGTGGGGCAATCCACCCCGACGATGCCAAAGCGAATGGCAACACGCTAAAACTTGGTTGGCAAATGTTGGCACTCGGTGGACATATCGAATCAAAGTTGCCCAACCCAACCGTTAGTGACCAATACACCGACAATCTCAAATCGTCCCAACAGACGGACGGATCGTTGCACTCGGTCACGTTAGCGCAACTCGTAAACCGCCCCGACCTATTGCCAACAACCACCGCGTCCGATTGGAAAGGCGCAAACCGATCAGGTTCCGGGTCAGCGTCCAGCAACGGCATCGCAACCGTCGCCGAAAAACTCTTACCAACACCGCTAACCACCGACTACAAACAAAACGGTTCGCCAGGAACACTCGCAAGAAACTCACCACAACTAGGCGCAATCGTCCACAAAACAAATTGGGGCAGGTTCGCACCAGCAATCCACCGTTGGGAAACCGTCACAGGAAACCCGGCACCAGCACCCACAATCCCCGACGGACGCGACGGACAACACCGCCTCAACCCGGCGTTCACCGAATGGCTAATGGGACTAGAACCAGGGTGGATCACCGACGTACCAATCACACGCAACGAACAACTCAAAGCGTGCGGAAACGGTGTCGTCCCACAACAAGCAGCATTAGCACTAAGAATCCTCGAGGCGTGGAAATATGTCGTTCAAGATAACTAGGGCAGCAATCCACAACCGCAACGTACGCGGTATGCACAAACTCGTATTAGTAATCATCGCGGACCACGAGGGCGGCGACTACGGATCGTGGGCGTCTATCGCACGCATCGCCGACCTAGCCGGAATCAGCCCCCGACAAACTAAACGGATAATCAAAGAACTCGCCGAATTAGGCGAACTAATTGTTATCCGCCAGGACGGACACCACGGCACCAACAGGTATTTTGTCGTAAACAAAACTATCCCCAAACTTGCTAACAGGGGTGACACCCGTGACACGGGGGGTGACACCCACGACACCCCAGGGGTGACACCGGTGACACCCGAACATATCAAGAAACGCGGCACGTCGTCGGGCTACGCCCGTGACGACGTTGCCGAACGAACACCACAATTTTTGGACGCGCCTCAGGGCATAGCCCCGGCGCACCAAAACGAACCAGAAAATAAGGACCACGACACGCCAAAGTATGTACCGCCGAGGTGTCTGCACAATCCCCTAAAGAGTGTGCTAAAGTGTGAACAATGTAGTACCGCCTACCGAAATGGAGAGATCTAATGGGCGAGAACACTCGAAACCCCAAAACCGCCGGCGCAATCCAACACGTCATATCCTCCCTACACAACAAAGGGATCATAGACGACAACTACCGCGACCACCTCAAACGAGAAATCGCATACGGACGCATCGTAGGATTCCGCCACCTCGCCGAATACCTCTTAGCCAACCGCACAATTGGTACAGAAAACTACGACGCCATAATGGAATACGGCAAACGATTCGGGGCAGCGTGAGTAGCGAGGGCGACTACCTAATGGGCGAAACCAAACACCTAATCGCCCACGGAATGGCACCAATAGACGTCTGCAAAGCACTCAACCGCACCGCAAGCGCAATCGCCCACCTAGCACACCGACGCGGCGAAACAGAAATCGCCAAACTATTCAACCAACTCAAAACACAACAAACAAAAGGATAAACAAATGGCATACGTAACAATCACCGGACGAGTAGGCAAGCAACTCGGAACCAGCGGTGTCGAGGTATGGGAAACCGTCACCCTCCCCACCGGACAATCATTCGACAAGAAATGGGCGGTATGGGGCAAGCCCGAACAACCCGAAAACGCAACCGTCGAGGTACGCGGAATCGGATCGTGGAAAGTACGTTCCTACACCAAGCAAGACGGCACCACCGCCAACGCAATTGACGCGTCAATCAACGACCCCGAAATCAAAATCCTCAGCCGCGCAACCCCCGACCCGATGCCGTTCTAGGACCACCCAATGGAACCCAACGAATTTGTAGACAAACAAATCGAACTCAACAAAGACGTCGTAAAAGTAATGCAAATTACGCGCAAACAAACCGAGTTGCAAAACGAAATCAACCGCAACATCGCAACCCACGTAGACAACCAGGCGGCACGAATCAAAAACCTCGAACAACTCGTGTACGTCACCACCGTTGTTACGTTCGCCGAAATCGTGTTACTCGCCGTCATTCTGACAGGAAAATAAACCGTGAACCTAGACGAAATGCTCAAAGCAAAACCACAACGATCCAACGCGTGCAAATGGTCACAATGGTACAACAACGAAATCAGCGAGGGTGACCGCATCAGCATCACCCTAGCGTTCGCCGACGAACGAACCGAAACCAGCCATATCGTACGCGTACTACAGGGATACGGTTGCCCAATGTCAGAATCCACAATCCGAACCCACCGCCGCAACGAATGTAAGACGTGCCAAGGATAAACAATGGACCTCGAAAAACTCTTACAAACCCCCAACCCAACCCGACCCAAACCCAACCGAACCGGCGAATGGGGATTTAGTCAAGCGTTCGACCCACACGATCCACAATCGTCCACAATCACCGCAACATCAGACAACCAACTAGAGGGTGACAATGCAATCAAACAATTTATCATCGCCAACGGCGGCATCATACCCAAAGGTTATCGCGCGATTCTTATTGAAGCGCGCCACCAAACCCACGGGTGGACAAGAACGGCGGCTAATGACGACGCTATTACGAAACCGACTTGGTTTTACAAATTCCGTATTGTTGCTGACACTACCCGAACCAATCTCGACGATCTACTCGCGTTGGTTGGAAAAAAGAAACCCGTCCAGACAAAGCCGGACACAAGCACAATGGTATTTCACCTACTTATCGGCGACACCCAACTCGGAAAAATCGACGGCGATAGCACTAGTGGAATTATCGAACGATGGAACACGTCTATTGACCGCGCTATTACCAAGTGGCGTCGTACTAACGGGGCAGCAGTCCATATCTCGCTACTTGGCGACTGTATCGAGGGAAACATAAGCCAAAACGGGCGCAATATGTGGCGAACAGAACTCACCGTCACCGAACAAACCCGAATCCTACGACGAATGATACTCGCAATGATCGACGCGTTTATCACCGCACCAGAAATCACCGTCACCGTCGTAAACGGCAACCACGACCAGGTACAACGATTCCAAGAAACCAGGGCAGACGACGGACACGCAACCGAGGCAGCCGTCGCCGTATCCGAGGCAATCGCAACCAACCCCGACCGATACGGACACGTAAAAATCTATGTGCCAGAACCAGACACCGACCACCTCGTCATCGACTTTCGAGGCACCGTACTCGTAATGGCACACGGACACCAATGGGCAAGAGGAAAGAGTATGGAATGGTGGGCAGGACAATCGTTCAACCTACAATCCGCCCAAGCCGGACATATCCTCGTCCACGGACACGAACACGAATTTAGTATCAAATCAAAACGTGACCGCCTCGCCCTATGCACCCCGACAATGGAATCCGAATCCACCTGGTGGAAACACAAAACAGGCGACCAAGGAAAACGCGGCGCGATCATATTCACCACCACACCCGGTGGAGAATTTCAAGGAATGGAAATCGTCTAATGCCAGCCAAAGACAGAGGCGACCTACGCACCGAGGAATGGAAACGCATACGCCTATCCATACTCAAACGCGACGCCTACACGTGCGCTTATTGTGGGGGGGAGGCTGACACCGTGGACCACATCACCCCCCACTCACTCGGTGGAGGCAACGAACCCGGCAACCTCATAGCGTGTTGCCGCCGAT